CCGCGCGGAAGGGGCGATGCGGATGCTGCGCACCGGGATCATTTCCGAGGTGAAGCGGATCCTGCGCAACCGCCGGGACCTGGAGCGCCAGACGGATTTTGCCGACCGCTGCGACGCCTTTGCGCCCCTCGTCAGCGATCTGCGCTCGAAGTCCTATTTCGTCGAAAGCGCTGAAGAATACGTCGCGGTCCCGGACCTCATTGCAGAGCCCGATCTTCTCGACGATGCGCGCCGGTTCATGCGGCGCAAGGGCCTGGAATGCCTTGCCGAGGCCAATCGCCTGGATGCGCTTTACACAGCCGTGACCGGCAATGGAGCTGACGCTGAGCTTAACGGTGAGGTGCTGGCATGACCGGCGTGCTCCCCATCATCCTCGCCGACCAGCGCCTCTCGGAGCGCCGCGGCATCAAGGCCGTGATCTTCGGGAAGAGCGGAATTGGGAAAACCTCTCTGCTCTGGACGCTGCCGCCGGAGACGACGTTGTTCTTCGACCTCGAAGCTGGTGATCTCGCCATCGAGGGGTGGAGCGGCGACACGATCCGCCCGCGCACCTGGGAAGAATGCCGCGACTTCGCGGTGTTCATCGGCGGTCCGAACCCCGCCATTCCCGACGGGCGTCCTTACAGCCAGCGTCACTTCAACGAGGCTTGCGCGAAGTTCGGCGACCCGCGTGCGCTCGACAAGTACGAAACCGTGTTCATCGACTCCATCACGGTCGCGGGGCGGTTGTGCTTCAACTGGGCGAAGGAGCAGCCCGAAGCCTTTTCGGAGAAGACGGGAAAACAAGACGTCCGTGGCGCCTATGGCCTGCATGGCCGCGAGATGCTCGGCTGGATCACCCACCTGCAGCACACGCGCGTGAAGAACGTCTTCTTCGTCGGCATCCTCGACGAGAAGCTCGATGACTTCAACCGCAAGATCTACGTGCCGCAGATCGATGGCGCAAAGACCGGTTTGGAGCTGCCCGGCATCGTCGATGAAGTTCTGACGATGACGGAGGTTGCGGAGACAAGGGGCGAGCAGACGGTCCTTCACCGCGTATTCGTCTGCCAGACGCTGAACGCCCTGAACCTGCCTGCGAAAGATCGCTCGGGCCGCCTCGATGTCATCGAGGAAGCCCACCTCGGGCGCCTCATCGCCAAGATCGGCGAGCCCGGCCGCTCTCCCATCGAACGCCTCGTCTTCAGCCGTCCGGCGCCTGTCGCTCCGGCCGCTGCAGCCTCTCACCCCAAGTCCAACATCTGATCCAGGAGAACACCCATGACCGGTGCATGGAACGACTTCAACGACGCCAAGCAGAACTCCAACCTCATTCCAAAGGGCACCATCGCCAAGGTGCGCCTGACCATCCGTCCGGGTGGCTTTGACGATCCGTCGCAGGGCTGGACCGGCGGCTATGCTCGCCGCGGTTCGACGGGCTCCGTCTATCTCGATGTCGAATACACGGTGCTTGAAGGCCCCCACGCCAAGCGCAAGGTCTGGTCGATGATCGGCCTTTACAGCCCCAACGGCCCGGGCTGGGGCAACATGGGCCGCGGCTTCGTGCGCGGCGTGCTCAACTCGGCGCGCGGGCTGTCCGACAAGGACAACTCGCCGGAGGCGCAGAACGCCCGCCGGATCTCCGGCCTCGGCGATCTCGATGGCATCGAGTTCGTGGCCCGTATCGACGTCGGCAAGGACAGCAACGGCGAGGACAAGAACGAAATCCGTCAGCCGGTGACGCGTGACCACAAGGACTACGCGTCCGTGATGGGCGGCGTGGCCGTGCCCATGGCCTATGCCGCGCCCCAGCCTGCCTATTCAGCACCGCCCCAGCAGGCCGCCTATACCCCTCCGCAGCAGCAGCACGTCTACGCTGCACCGCAGGCCCAGCCGCCGACTTACGCGCCGCAGCAGGCCGAGCCTGCGCCGTCCACTGGCGTGCGCCCCACCTGGGCGAAGTGAGACAACAGCTATGATTCTCCGTCCCCGCCAAAAACTCTTCGTCGAGCGCAGCCTGTCTGCGCTCGGCACCCGCAACAACACGCTCGGCATCGCGCCGACCGCGGCCGGCAAGACCGTCATGCTGTCGGCCGTGGCCGGAGAGCTCCTGAAGGAGCCGGATGCCAAGGCCTGCGTCATCGCCCACCGTGACGAGCTGACGGACCAGAACCGCTCGAAGTTCACCCGCGTCAATCCGGGCATCACCACCTCCGTGATGGATGCGAACGAAAAGTCGTGGGACGGGCGGGCGACCTTTGCCATGGTCCCGACCCTGTCGCGCGCGTCCAATCTTGACACTATGCCGGTGTTGGACCTGCTCGTGATCGATGAGGCGCACCATGCGGTGGCCGACAGTTACCGCCGCATCATTGACCGCACCCTGAAGCTCAACCCGTCCGCCAAGGTGTTTGGAGTCACCGCCACGCCGAACCGGGGCGACCGCCAAGGGCTTCGCGACGTCTTCGACAATGTCGCCGACCAGATTCGCATCGCCGAGCTCATCGCCTCCGGTCACCTCGTGATGCCCCGCACCTTCGTGGTGGATATCGGCGTGCAGGATGCGCTCCGCAAGGTGCGCCGGGTCGCTGCCGACTTCGATATGGGCGAGGTCGATGCCATCATGAACAAGGCGCCGGTCACCGACTCGGTGATCGAGAACTGGAAGGAGAAGGCCGGAAATCGCCAGACGGTGGTGTTCTGCTCCACCGTCGACCATGCCCGCAACGTGGCCGACGCATTCAAGGCTGCGGGGGTGACAGCGGCACTGGTCCATGGCGACATGGGCGATACGGACCGCAAGGCGACGCTTGCCGCCTACGACAGGGGCGAGATCCAGGTCATCACCAATGTCGCGGTGCTGACGGAAGGCTGGGACCATCCGCCGACCTCCTGCGTCGTGCTGCTGCGGCCGTCGTCCTACAAGTCCACCATGATCCAGATGGTGGGCCGTGGCCTGCGCACCGTGAACCCGGACGAATACCCCGGTGTGGTCAAGACCGACTGCGTGATCCTCGACTTCGGCACCTCCAGCCTCATCCACGGCTCTCTTGAGCAGGATGTGGATCTGGATGGCCGCCAGGCCACGGGTGACGCGCCGACCAAGGCATGCCCGTCCTGCGAAGCGGAAGTTCCCGCCGCTGTGATGGAGTGCCCGCTGTGCGGTCATGTCTGGGAGAGCGAGCGGGAAGATCGCGGGCCTGAGGCGCTCGGACACTTCGTGATGACCGAGATCGACCTGCTGGCACGCTCCAGCTTCCAGTGGGTCGACGTCCAGGGCGACGGCTCGGCCATGATGGCTGCCGGCTTCACGGCCTGGGCCGGCGTCTTTAACGAGGACGGACGCTTCTATGCCATTGGCGGCGCGAAGAACCGGACCGCCTTGCTCCTCGGTGTCGGCGAGAACATTACCTGCCTCGCCGCGGCCGACGACTGGCTCAACACCAACGAGACAGACGAGTCCGCACACAAGACCAAAGGGTGGCTGAACCAGCCCGCGACGGGCAAGCAGCTTGCGTATCTGCCCCCGGCCTGCCGCATGGATTACAGCCTGACCCGCTATCAGGCCTCCGCCATGCTGAGCCTGAAGTTCAACCTCCACGCCATTCGTAGCCGCATCGCGGAGGCGAAGGGCGCCAGCCTCGCGGTGGCGGCATGATGGAGGTGTTTCATGTCGAAGCAAACGCCGTCCACCGCCCGCGAGCGTTTCGTGCGCTGGCAGCCGCGCTTCTTGCTCTGCGCCGTCTGCAGCAGTCCGACACATGGCTTCGGCTGGCAGGAACCTCAGCGAGTGAGCAGGCCGCGCCCATCTGTGTGGTTCTGCTCCATCACCTGTCAGGCCTTCTTCTGGCAGCGGGCCCGGCGGTCCTTCGTCATGGTTGATCTCACCGAGGAAGAGAAGGCCGCCATCCGCACATCGATGAAGATGGTGGCGGAGGTGATGGAGGAGATCGGCTGGCACGTCCGGTTCGAGGATCTCTCGGAACAACAGGTCTTCACGATCATCGAAGCCGCCGTGGGCGGCTTCCAGGACGCCATGCGCGAGATCGCAGCTGCCAACAGGCAATCACCGGAGATACCCTTCTGATGCTGGATTACAACCATTCACGCAGCTTTGCTGAGATGCTCAACGACGCGGTCGATGCGGCACTCGTCACGGAGAATGCCAGCCGTCCCCGCCGTGAATACCTCGGCGGCTCGCGCGTCGGTCACGCTTGCGAGCGCGCCCTGCAGTTCGAGTTTGCCGGTGCGCCGAAAGACGAGGGCGCCGACTTCCCCGGCCGCACGCTGCGCATCTTCGCCATCGGCCATGCACTCGAGGATCTCGCCATCCGCTGGCTCCGCGCCGCTGGTCTCGATCTCTACACCCGCAAGGGCAACAACCCCGATGGAGAGCAGTTCGGCTTCTCGGTCGCCGGTGGGCGCATCCGAGGTCATGTCGACGGTATCATTGCCGGCGGCCTTGAAGCGCTGAACCTTGGCTTTCCCGCGCTCTGGGAATGCAAGACCATGAACGCGAAGAACTGGCGCGAGACGGTGAAGAACGGGGTCGCTGTCGCCAAGCCCATCTATGCCGCGCAGATCGCACTCTACCAGGCCTACATGGATGCTGCTGTGCCCGGCCTCGCGTCGAATCCGGCGCTGTTCACCGCCATCAACAAGGATACCGCCGAACTCCACCACGAGCTGGTGCCGTTCAATGCCGAGCTGGCCCAGCGCATGAGCGACCGGGCCGTGCGCATCCTTCGCGCCACCGATGCCGGAGAGCTGCTGCCGCGCCTCGCGCGGGAGCGCGATCACTTCGAGTGTCGCATCTGCGCTTACGCAATCCGTTGCTGGAGCCTGGCCCAATGACTGACGAGAATGACGACAAGCCAACCGGCGAAGTGATCCACTTCAACCCCTGGCGGGACTTCAACGACGCGCCGCTGCAGGAAGATCCGTTCGGCGTCGAGCCGGACGCTGACCAGCTCAATGTCTTCCTCGATGTGGTGTTCGGCTATTGCGAGGGCCTGATCCCCGTCCGCGGCTTCGTGGACAAGGGGCAGGGCAGGGACGGCAAGCCCAACAACATCTGGATCGAAGCTGACGGTTCGGCTTTCGACAAGCTGAAGACCTTCGCCACCTGGGCGTGGCGCGAGGGTGCGGCGCTCTATGTCATCCCTGGCACAGTGGCGGCACAGGGCCAGGCGCGCGCCCATGAAGTGATCCAGATGCAGGCCATCGTGGTGGACCTCGATGCCGGAGACATCATCGCCAAGCTGGGCCATCTGGTCCACCATCTCGGCACGCCCACCCTTGTGGTGGAGAGTGGCGGGCGCACGCCCGAAGGCGGTCTCAAGCTGCATGTGTGGTGGAAGCTCACCGAGGCCGCCACGGGCGATGATCTCGCCACCCTCTGCCGCCTGCGCGGCGACATTGCCATGAAGGTGGGTGGCGACACGCATTTCCGCTCGGCCCACCAGCCGATCCGCGTCGCTGGCTCCGTCTATCACAAGGGTGGCTTCCAGCGGCTTGTGCAGATCCGCGAGCACAATGCCATCGAGGTGGAACTCTCCGACTTCGCTGAGCGCGTTGCCGCCATGCCATTCATCCCCGGCATGGGCG